CGGTCACATTCGCATAACAACAGAAAGGCACGGGGAACGCCATGTACCCACAACTAAACATCTACCTCGACGAGGCAAACGAGGCCACCGTCATCCAACCCTTGACGGTCGACTTCGAGGTCGCCGAGTCGCTCTACCCGAGCGGCAACGTGACAGACAACGGACTCAAGCTCGTTGTCGCCTACTGCCAACTCGAGGGCAAAGAACCCAAAAACGTCGCCGAAGTGCGGGCATGGGCGAGGGCTCGAAAGGTCCGCGTAATCGTGGGCAAAGAGCCGGACCCTACCCAATCGGATCCGTTAGACGAATGATCGTCCGCGTGGCACTAGCCACCGGGCGACCCGTCGACGAGGTCCGGCACTACCACCCCGCACTACTGACGACCATCATCGAGGAGCTACGCCGTGGCGAGTAAGCAGACAGCCTCCTTTGACACGTACGTCGAAGGGCTTAATGAAGTCCTGCGCGGCTTTCGTAACCTCCCCAAAGAGGCAAGCGCGGAGCTTCGCAAGGCCTCCAAAACAATCGCTGAAAATCACATGGTCCCAGCCTGGCGCAATGCCGCGCTTTACAACGCTGGACCATGGGGCGAACAAATAGCCAAAAGTGTCCGCGCCAAAAGCGACCGCATCCCATCGGTCCTCATCGGTGGCGACCGAAAGGTATTTAGCGGCGGAGCCTCCGCAACGATGGTCAGGTATCCCTCAGACAGCGGCGAGCGCGGCGCATCTTTCGCGCCTTTCGAGCGCACCGAATGGATAAGCAAAGTCAGGGCCTACCAACCCGCGGCACTCAAATTATGGGGCGAATCGGTCGACCGCATCGTCAGTAAATGGTCGGTGCTCTAATGTCAAAAACCCTGACCGTATTCCTCGCCGCCGACCTAAAAAAATTCAACGGCGGGATGCGCGACGCGCAAAAAGGCATTACCGGATTCGGTAACACTCTCAACAACATGCTAGGACCGGCTCTCATCGGCGCAGGCGTCGCAGCTGGGGCATTCGCCGTCAAGCTCGCCGTCGACGGAGTGAAAGCTGCCGCCGAGGACCAAAAAGCCCTGGAGGCCCTCGCCACAACACTCAACAACCTCGGCCTCGCACATGAGCAAACCGGCGTCGAAAACTTTATCTACGACATGGAACGCGCCTACGGCGTCGCCGACACCGAGCTCCGGCCCGCCTACGACCGACTTATCCGCTCGACCAAAAACGTCGACGAAGCCAACCGCGCCCTATCTATCTCCATGGACATCAGTGCCGCCACGGGCAAAAGCCTCCAAACAATTACCGACTCAATAGGCCGCGCCTACGACGGCAACACCGTCAGCCTTGGCCGCCTGGGCCTAGGCATCGACCGCACCGCCCTGGCCACCATGAGCCTCGACGACATCATGACGACTCTCGCGGACACATTCCGCGGCCAGGCAGATGCCGAGGCCCGGACATTCGAGGGTCAACTACGACGACTATCCACCGCCACCGACAATCTGGCGGAAGCATTCGGCTCAGGCCTGCTCCAAGCCCTCGGCGATGTCGAAGGCGAAACCCAAAACCTTGTCGACACCATGGCCGAAGCTGAATCCTCCATCCGCGTGGCCGGATTCACCGTCGGCAAAGCCTTCCAGCAAATGACCAAAGAGGGCGCAGAGCTCTCAAAACTCCTTGGCCTACTCGTCGACCCAGCGGCGACCTTGTCCTACATATTCGAGGATATGGCAATCGACATCCGAGGCGGCTCGGACGAGATGAAAGAGGCCGCCCGCCGTGCGAACGACCTACGCCTTGAGCTGGAGCTCCTCGGAGGCGACCGACTATTCCAAGACCTCATCGAGGCGGGACGCGCCGCAGGCATGGCCGCCCAAAACACCAACTTCCAAATCGCCGCCCAAAACCGCTTGTACCAGGACGCCGCCGTCCGGGCCCAACGTCTCGCACAAGAACAAAGCACGGTCGCAGAGGAAACCCGGAACGTCGGCAGATCGACAGGCGGCGCGAGCCGTGAAGTGGAACGCTTGACCAAGGCCCAAGAGCGACTAATCGACAACTACGAGCTCCAAGGCATCGCATTCCAAACGACAAAAACCGAGCTACTCAGCCAAATACAAGTGCTCGCCGACGCCACCGCGGCCGTCGAGGACTACGCCAACACCATCCAGCAAGACCTACTCGCGGGCATCGACCTCGGCGGCCTCTACGCCGCGCAATTCGACGAGGAAGGCAACCGCACCGGAACAAGCCTCATCGAGGGATTCAACGCCGCCATCAACCAGGCGGAATGGTTCGGCAACGTCCTCACCGCCATCAAGGCCCAGGGAGCCGACCAATCCCTCATCGACCAAATCGCGGGCCTGGGTCCCGAAACCGGCGGCGCACTCGGCCAGCAGCTGCTCGACGAGGGCCTCGTTCCCACCATGAACGAAAAGTGGGCCAACGTCCAGCAGGTCACCAAAGACCTCGCCCTCGGCCTAGTGCCCGAATTCCTCGAAGCCGGACGACTCTCCGCCATCGACACACTCAACGGCCTAGCGACGCAATTCGGCGAGGACCAACGCAAATTCAAGCGACTCGGCAACAAGCTCGGCCAGCAAGTAGGCGACGAGTTCGGAAAACGAGCTCTCAGGGAAATCGCCGCCGCCGTCAAAGAGGTCGAAGCACTCGCCACCGCCGCCCGCGCCGAAGCCGTCGCCGCCGCCCAAGCCAACCAGGCCCGCATAACCGAGCAAGCCGTCGCCACCGCAATCGCCGGGCTCATCCGCAACAGCGACCAACGCACAGGCCGCAACGTCCAGCCGGTGCTCCAATGACCATTTACGCGATCAAAGTCAACGGCCAGGACATCGACCTCGGCGCGGTCGAGTACGACGTCCAGATAACCCACGGCCGCTCCACAATCTCAAGCCCACCCGAGCCCTCGAGCGCGGCCATTGTCATCCGCGGCGAGCCGGGCATTCCCCTCGAAATCGCCGACGAGCTCGTCATCGGCGCGTACAACGGCGTGTGCCGATTCCGCGGAACCATCACCGACCTAAGCCGCGAACACCTCTCAACCGAGCCGCCCACACCCGTGACCCGAGTGCAGGCCATCGGATTCCTCGCCAAGCTCGGACTCCTCACCACAGGCGAGGACGCCTACAGCAAACAAACCGTGCGCCAACGCGTCGACGTCGTCATGGCCGACGCCGGCCTCAATTACGTCAACGCCGCCGACAACACCCTCGAGCTCGCATCCAACAACGAGCCCGGCATCCAACCGAAAATCAGCTACCTACAAACCCTCGCCGAATGGTCCGGCGGCACGTACTTCGACGATTGCCGCGGCCGCGTCATATTCGAGGATTACGGCGAGCGCGGCCAGGCAGGCAACCCCGGCACATGGGCCAACGCCACCGAGCCCTTCAGTTTCTACACCCAAGCCTGGGACGCATTCCCCGCCACCAACGCCGCGCCACAAATCCCAGCCGTCGACGTCGTCTGGTCCCCCCAATGGACCAAAAACCTCGCCACGCTCATCAACGACATCGAGATCGAATACAAAAACGAGGCCCTGGTCGAGCTCACCGATTCCGGATCCATCGCCCGCTACGGCCTCCGCCAATACGACCTCAAGACCGAGCTCGAGGGATCCAGCGACGCCACCGCCCGAGCCCAGCAGATACTAACCGCCCAATCCCAGCCCTATTGGAACCTCGGCCAAGTGACCGTGCTCGTCCACAACCTCGGCGAACCCGAACGTGACCGCGTCCTCGCGCTGCTCAACGGCTCCCGCGTCATCATCAACGGCCTGCCCGCGGGAAGCCCGTTCGACCAATTCCAAGGCATCGTCGAGGGATGGTCCGAAACGTACCTACCCGGCCGTCACCTACTGACCCTCTCCCTATCCGACCCTCGCGCCAGCTACGAGGTCGTCGCATGGGACGAGATAGACGCCGCCCTCACCTGGGGCGACGTCGACCCGACAATCGAGTTCTACAACGTGGTCGTCGCCGACGACTTGATAGGAGTGTGATCCATGCCCGACATAAACGGCATCCCCTACGTCGAGCCTGGGGACCTAGTTTCCGGATACCCGTCCGTTAGCCAATCGTTGGCGCAGGAAGTGAGCGACCAATTAGCAGCCAAACCCACCTTCACGTATGGCACGGCTACGCCGACGGCTGACGCTGACGGCGCGATCTGGTACGACGAGAACGACACACCACCGACTGCGAAGTTTTGGGACGGGAGCGCGTGGCAGCCTTTTAGTTCTGGGATTGGAGCAGCGGCCATCTCTAGTCCCGCAGCCACAGGCCAATACACCGACACGGGTGTCACCTATGACTACTACGTCTTTACGAGCAGCGGCACGCTGACAGTCGATGACAACGGTTCCGGCTTCGGCGGCTTTGCCGATGTGCTGCTAGTAGGTGGCGGCGGTGGCGGCGGCCAATATCGCGCTGGCGGCGGCGGTGCTGGTGGAGTAAAAGAAATGACCGATATTTATTTACCCGCCGGATCATTGACCGTGACTGTTGGCGCTGGCGGCGGCGGAGGAACACCCGCCAGTTCTTCAGGAATGTACGGACAAAATGGCAGCGTGTCCCGCCTGTATAACTTTTTGATGCCAGGCGGCGGCGGCGGTGCGGGCCGAACAGGTAGTGCGCGAGGCGGAATGGACGGAGCGAGCGGCGGCGGAGCAAGTAGCAACGCACCCTCGGCCGGTGCAGGATTTGCGTTTATCGGAGATGACGGCGGCGCTGGCCATTCCGATACATCCGGCGGCGGCGGCGGCGGCGGTAGCGCCGTAGGTGGCGCAGCATCTAACAACGTGGGCGGCAATGGCGGGTCCGGCACTTCATCGTCCATCACGGGATCGTCCACCACCTACGGCGGCGGTGGCGGCGGCGGGACGTCAGGAGCAACGGCAGGAACCGGCGGCGCTGGTGGTGGTGGTGCAGGTAGTACCTCAAGCAATAACGCCACAAATGGCACAGTGAACACAGGCGGCGGCGGTGGCGGCGGCGGTTTCAACTCTGGTGCAGGTACGTGGGGTACAGGTGGCAATGGCGGCAGCGGCGTAGTAATCGTTCGAGTGAAGGTGTGACCCATGACTTACCACAACGCACACGCAGCACGCATTGATGACGGCATCGTCCGTGAAGTAATCGTTATCCCCTATTGCAACGACGACGACGCGGAGATAACCGAGTATTGCAACGGCATCGGCCTAGCCGGTACGTGGATTGACACGAGTTACACCGGCAGTAGGCGCGGCAAGTACGCCGGGATCGGTG